ATGTGTGGGGGTTGAAAATGCCAACGACTACAAGGTTGTTTGATGAAAAGAACATTTTGCGGACCTTAGCAAAATGTTTATCAAATATAAAGGTGGGAAAATATTTTGAATTACACTGATTTTATATCCTCAAACGGATACATATGCACTGAATCTGAGTTTGAAATAGCCAAGGCTCATGCTAAAACCAAACTGGCTGTTATCATCAATCGTTTCGGTGACGCAAACGGTGAACGCCTGAAAGATTATTATCTTATGCAGCTTATCAAAGAAGAACTCAGAGCAGAGAGAATTTCAAAGGCTTTATTTGAAATTCAGCTTGATAAAAATGAGAAATCCCGCATTGCTTGAGCATAGCAATACGGGACTAAACAAAAAGAAATTTAAACACCTATCATTATAGCATATTGAAGTGAAAAATCAATAGTTATAATCAGTCGAAAAAGGAGATATTTTAAATGTGTGAAGTGTGCAGAAGTACTCCGTGTAAATCTGCTTGCCCTAATGCACCAAAACCACAAGTTATGGGATATTGCAGAATATGTAATTCAGAACTCAGATCTGATTATACATATTTCAGAGATACAAACGATGACATTTTCTGTTCTCGTGAATGTGCCGAACTTTTTCACGGCATTACCGAGGAAGAATGGTCAATAGATTAAGGAGGTAACATAAAATGACCAAAATTACAGAACCCGTTAATTTGCTTGAAACTGCTGATATGGAAGAAGTAAAAAATCTGTCAACAGTTAATGATGCAGAACCTGATTCAACCGATTTAATTCAGGTAGCTCAGATTCCTATCATCATCGAGAATCTCAAGCTGGTTAAATCTGAAATTGAGAAAAAGGTAAACACTGCCTGCGAAATGATATGTACAGACGAAAACTACAGG